ATCACCTACTTCAATCTGACTATCAGATAGTTTTTAGGGACTTTATATTGACTGGATATGTCGATATTTTTAATAAATTCAGCAGGAGACTTAAATAACAAATTTCCGTTTGTTGCAGCATCATATATACCGATGTGTGTGATGTCTCCCCACGCCTCATTTGCAATGGGAAAGAGAACATCTGCATTATTGGTCGTTTGACCGTCCAAAGGCTCCACAAATGTAACTGCCTGTCTAAGATAACTAGCTTTTGCAACTTCTACTTCTGCATTAAATAACGCTACATAGACAGGAGTTGTTCGAAGGTTATTAGTTAATACCTTGTTCTTTAAATAAACGCTCATATGGTTCATTCATTCACACCTCCCATGATTGCTACTTCTTCATCACCAATTGGAACATTTGCGATACCACCATTGACAACTAAGTTCGAATAATCTAATACACCTTCACTATCTATGATTTCGCTACCAATCTTTGCATAGCTTACAAATGTGGACTGAAATGCTAACTTTTGAAGAAATTTAATTATGTTGTCTTTAATTGCTTCAATTACTACAAGCTCTGTATAACCACTTGCTAACGTCAAAGTAACGGAAATATTAATAGGAATAGGTGTAGCACTTAGAATAACTAGTTCTTCTACTCCAAAAGGCATCTCATTAGTAATATGCTCTGTTACATCCAAAACTAACTCAGCGCTTGCAGGTTGTTTATTGCTATCGATAATGACTACTTTCATGGTCAATGGGCCATTAAATTTTGGGAAAACTCTCGCATCGCCAACGCCAGTAACTTCTTTAGCCCATTCCAAGTAGTGCCATTTGTTGCCAGCTTTACCTGGCCTCTGCAACTTGTCATAATAACGTTGTCTTAATTCGGCATCTGTTTCAGCTTCATATCCGTTTGTTACTGGTTCTGGATTATAGACGTTGACTAAACCACTAAGCGACACCGGAAAGCGATTAATAGAGTTAGCAGGGACATTTCCAATCACCCCGTGTAATTCAGACGCAACAAAAACAGTGGCTTGTCCCGATTGTGGAATAACCGCATCTTCTAACACAACAAAGTTTAGTGTATCTGTCCCAACTAAATCTCCTACTTTAATAGTAGATCCAGCCGAACCGGATATGACTACGGTCGTCACAGATTTAGTTGCTAATTTTCGATTGATTCCAGTACGTTGATACACAAACCTAGTAAGTTCGTCATCTGTTAAATTTTCAATATCCAACTTGCTTTCAACCTTGTTGATTTCACCTTGTTGTCTGGCAAATTCAATTGCACCAGGTTTAGTAGAGTCCCACATGTAATTACCATATGATTTGTCATACTCTTCATCGATATTACTAATCATCCGTTCGTGGATTTGCTCTTTTGTTTCCACCTACACATTCACCTCCATGTCGAACGTGTTGTACATGGGTGATACGACGCGGAATGAGACACGCATCCACTTCCCGTCACGTTCAAACGTCCAACCTTCCAGACCATCTATATATGGACTTAATAACAGTGATTCAGTCACTTCACGTTCAGTTTCCGCTTCAATATAAGCTCGAGGAAGATTAGAACCTATTAACCCTTCGAGTGTCACACCGTATGGAATTCCTTCGTAAATTCGAAAACGGGAGAGTTCTGTTTTCATCACTTTCATGATCCACATCTTCAATGATTCGACACCGAACAACTCTATCAATTTTCCGTTCCTCATGATGAAATCACCTCTATCGAAGTCATACGCAAATGACTTTCCGATAGGTTGTAAATCATCCTGTATTTGCTCCACTTCGAATTCTAACTCTGCAATTTGTGGGAGGTTACTCATTCAAATCTCACCGCCTTATCTAGCACGTAGTAGAGTTGACCATCGATAACAGGAATCAATATGACCTCATCCCCCGGTACGATAGTATCTTTCCAGGTGACTTTCACTTTCGCCTCATAGGTCGTATCCACATTGAGTGTTTCAATACCGTGCGAGTGGCTACTTACGTTAGTAGTGGTCCCTGCATCAGTATCAGTAAATTTAATAGCTCCTTCAACATCCGCTTCCCGTACATAGTCCACCAACATACCTGCGGCAAAGATTAGATTTTCTTTGTATAAAATAACCACATCATTTAACCGAATCTGCGGCTCGGGTGGAGGAGCAATGACAATCCCGGTTGTAGCAGACGGTGGTGTTTTATTATCACGATCTTTAAACAGCGACGCCAATGCCGTTAATCCATCCTCTGTCATCATCTCATCTCCAATCCTAGTGACATAGTGTGGATGCCTCCGCTAATAGTGTGATTCACGTCTTTAATTAAGTGCATACCTTTAATACCTGTTATCGGTTCGGAAACCTCAAAAAGACGACCTGCGCGTACACGGTCATCACCAATTAATTCTATGCTGATTTCTTCTGTAATTTTGGAAAAAGCTTTTAATTCATTTTGAGCAATTTGTGCAGCAGACAGCTTTTCTTTTTGGTCAAGTTTCACGACTTTTTGGAGTTTGCCGTATTTACTGGCCATCGCATCATCCGATTTAGTCAATACCAATTTGTCATCATTGCCGACTACTTGGATGGAGTTGACCATATCAGCTATACTGCGATTTCGGGTTGGGTTCATGATGGCGTCTGTTGCATTGTATTTCTTGTTGCGGAGCATGAATTCGGCTTTGATTGTCAAGTCTTTTTGATGCTCGATGAATAGTTTACCTTGTCGCATTTCCATGAGATATTTGGTTCCGAGTTTCTTTTCAACAATTTCAATGATTTCACGGATGATATCACTTACCAACACATCATTAAATATTTTATCGACTTTAACGGGCATGGAAACTATATTGCCGATTGGTACTCCAAAATCACTAAGTATCTTTTTAATACACTGATCGGCAGCTAACTTTTTAAATTGGTAAATGGCATTCGATTTGTTTATATAGAAAGCAAAGTCAAATGCCGTATATCCGATTGGACTCCTGCCACTCTTGCTTTCGTCCACAATCAATGCCCTGGTAATCTCGTAGTCACCGTTTTTAAGGACAACCATATCACCTAAATCGCAAGGATTTTTCGGGAAGTGTTTCACGTCATTAAAAGCAATATCAAATGATATCTCGTCACCCAATTCATCCATATTCCCTCTCCAATTAATTGTGCCGATTAGTGGCGTAATATTCGTCATGGTGGTTCCTTTGACAAGCCATAATTCATGAGCCATCACTTCACCTGCTTTTTCTGCAGCTTGATGTCCTTGAATTCCGATAGGGCTAAGGTGTAATAAATATCACCGGAACCGTCTTGATAGCCATATTCGAAGTTATCAATTGCCATCACTATGTTTACCGGAGATCCAGTCGCAATTAATCTAACGCGCAACTTTCGTTCAATCCAGCTTTCAATAATCTCGATATATTCCCAGCGTTTATAAGTGTTGGCGCGTGCAAATGAGTAGTTTTTATCGTGGTGTGGAAAAAATGAATCAATGGTGATTGCCTTTAATCCACGCTCACCGAACAACTTAATATCTCCCTGATTAATCGTTGTAAATGTTTCGTTGTTTACCGGACTCGCAACCTTAAATTCAGACGGAACAATAGGAAGCTGGATAACTTGCTCTCTATTATTCACGCTTAGAAAAATATCCATCATCCAACCTCCTATAAGTTTGCAAGTCTGAGTTTAAGCATCGGTATTAATTCATTCACGATCTCACTTGTGGATTTGTTATGACCGTCTATTGTTACATTCACGTCACCTTTAGGGGTGTTTTTTAGTAACTGGATTAACTGCATTAATTGTTGAATTAGGCTAGGTAAGTCTGCATTTCCTGTAGAAGTTGTTGCTGTACTTGAACCTGAAGACGGTCGGCCAATATTGTCAATCGTCACGCCTTGTTTACGTAAATTCTTAGATTGAGCAGCAGGAATAATCATTTCATCTTTATGGATATTAGCTACCATGTCGCGCTTAACTCGGTTCGTCCCAACAGCATACGAATCTATCCCTTTTAATCCTGCCATTCCTTGTGGCGCCTCTGCTTGTCCCCATTCGACTTGGGCAACGATTGGTATATTCACACCTGGTATTTTATTGATAACGCCTATCATTGTATTGATTTTATCAATATGATGTTAGAAGAAGATGAAAATAGTGAATTAACTAAATTAAAGAAGTTTCTTTTAACAAATAATAGAAAAGGATTCGAATATTTTATAGGCAGAGGTAAGGGATTAACGCCTTCGGGAGATGACTTTTTAGTAGGAATAATGTCTATAATACTATCTTTTGAAAATAATTTAGGTAAAAAAATTAATATAATAAAAAATTATCTA